CGGGCGTGGCCGAGGCGCACTTGGTCCAGTCGATGGCCTGCTCGTGAAGGGCGGTCGTGCTCATAAGGGCTCCCAGGTGAAGTCGAATTGCCAGTACGCGCCGACGTGGTACCGCTCGTCGTTCGTGCTGGAGAACAGTTCGATCAGGTGCTCGCCGGCGGGCAGGTCGATGGAGCCGGCAGCCGTGGCCTCGCGCATCGTGCAGCCGCCGCCTTCCTCGTAGGAGCCGCCTTCGGCGATCACCTGACCGTTGACGCGGACCGCGGCGTACTCGTAGCCGGCGTTTTGCGTCTCGACGAGGCCGATCATGCTGACGGCCAGGCGCTGCGGGGTATCGGCTGCCCCGGTTCAGGTTCGGGTCCGGCAGTGTTCCACTGAGGCAGACACGGCGCGAGGCGGTGCCGAACTGCGTGTTGGCGTTCGAGCCGCCGCAGTTGGCTGAATCCTCGAAATTAATGCGGACCGACCAGCCGCAGCGGTCGCCGAACCAGGACGCCCCGTCAAAGGACTGCATTTCCCAGCAGCACAAGCCGGAACTTTCCCCGGACGATCCGCTCTCGCCGGATGAACCGCTCGACGATTCCAGGCAGCAGCCCAGCGCGTACACCGGCAGGCCGTCCGCCGCCATGCCGACGAAGTGCATCAGGTAGCGGCCGATGCGCGGGAACTCGCAGGTCGCATAGCCGTAGAGGGGCACGCCATCGGCAAGCCCCAGGAACCCGTGCTGCTGGAGCCGATCGCGGCAGGCAAGATCGGCCTGGCCGTGATCGCCGGCGTCGTGCCGGTACGCCTGCAAGTCGATCCCGCACAGTTCTAATGGGGATTTCTCGCTGTTGGGGATCGGCACCTGATGGCCGGCGACGCCTTCAAGAAGGTCCAGCCGGGCCAGCGGCTGGAGATCACCGCCGAGGCGTTCAACGCCTTCCTGGACGCGGTCCGTGCTGTGCGCAAACACAAACAGTTCGGCACCGATGCGTCGCAGTTCTTCCGGCAGAGCGGCATTGTCAAGCTGTGTCGGTCTTCTTCTGCACCGCCACGTCGATCACGTAATCGAAGGTGTCGCGGTTGCGGTCGAGCGTCTTCGAGGCCAGTGCCCGCGGCACCACGCTTACCTTCAGCTCCGTCATCTCCGACAGATCGAACTTCGGCTGATAGTGGCGCTCGGCCGTCAATGGTTGACTGAACGCGGTCCCGTTCAGTTGGGCAACCACCGCGTCGGCGATGTCGAGGATCACGGCCATCTACTCGGTTCCCACCTGCTTTGTGTGAATCCGCAGCACTTTGCGAAACACGTCCGACCAGCGCCAGGGCGGCTCCTTGCCGGGAGCCATGACCTCGTAGATGAAAGTCGTGGTCCCCTGCGTCTCGCGGATGACATCACCCCGCTCGGGCAAAGTCGGCGACCCGCCGAGCACGAGGTCCGCAGCGTGAATCAAGAAGTCGCGGTCGGTCCATTCCATCCGCACGCCGCCGTAGCCGTCATCGAGCTTGAGCAGCGTCCGCCCGACCGTCGCCTGCACCGCGACCTGCTGCGCACCGCGCCGATAGATCACTGGCCGTGAGGCGTGTTCCTTCAGTCGGTCGGCGAGCCAGTCGGAGCCGGTTTGCAGCAGGTCGGGCATGGCGGCCTCACTGGTTCATGCGGACGCGAACCGTGGCGTCGGCGTCTGCCGCCGCCTTCACGACCTTGCCGATCTGCTTGTTGCCGGCAGCCGTGGCCGTGGCGATATTGGCGGCGTCGTCCCAGTAGACCGTCGTGCCTGCGGCCAGCGCCGTACCGACCCCGGTCGCCTTGCCGAAGTCGAAGACGCCCTCGACGGCCAGGGCGCCGAGCTGGTTGGCCTTGATGGGCTGCTTGGCCACGCCGACCAGGTCGCCCTGCACGACCACGTCGCCGGCCGCCACGTCCGCCGCCGGCGTGTAGTCGATGGAGCAGCCCTCGTGAACGAAAACGGCTTGTGCCATTGGTTCGTCTCCTGTGCGTTACGTCTCAGGGGCGACGTGAGCGGGAGTCAGGTCGCGCCGCAGAATCTCTTCAATCTGGTCGAACTGCCAGTAAGGGATGCGGAGCAAACGGTAGCCGTGCTCAGTCGCAAACTGGTTTCGGATGGCGTCGTGCCGTTGCGTGCGTTCGAGTTGATGATGGCCGCCCCAAAGCTCGGATTTGCGGTAGTGCTGCTGTCCGTCGTATTCGATCAGCGTTCGCAAGTGCGGCACGTAGAAGTCGAACGGTAACGGCTTGCGATCCCGGCACTCGGAAAACCGGGGCTGCTCCACGAAGTCATGGCCGAGCTGTCGCAAGACCCGGCGAATGCGTCGCTCGCCACGCGAGCTGCAACACTTGGCACAGCCGTGTCCTTTAATGTGGGCGCTGGCCATCTGGACAAACCACCCGTGCTTGTGACAGCGGACCGCCAATCGGGAGTGCAGGTTGACGTAGCCACGGAGGTTGTAGTCGTAACGCCCTAGCCCCTGGGCGGCCGCAATCCGATCTATCAACTCCCACACGGACAACCGCCGCTCCTGGGAAAGGCGGGCGTGGGAGCATTGCCGGCAGCCGTGGCCTCTCAGGTGCTTTTCCCGGCGTAGCAGAAATGGTCCATGTTTCGCACACACTACGGTGATCCAGCAACGGCCGTCTACGGAGACGACCGGGCCGTACTCGTAGCGGTTGCCGTGGACCAGCCTCGCCTTTCGCAGGAAGGCGTCTTGCTGCTGCTGCAGGGTATCGGGACGACGAGCGCGCTCGATGCACGGCCGGCAGCCGCCGGCTTTGGAGTGCAGATGACTCTTGGGAGTGGTGCTGAATGTGCCGTGCCGGCGACAGCCCAGAGTCAACGGTGCGGTAAAGCCCCGATAGGCGGCCGCGCCGTAATCGAAGCGCTCCCCGTGAACCGCTTTGGCTCGGCGAATGAAATCGGCGGTGGTCATGATCGCTCGTCCCCGCGTTCCCTTACACCCCGGCGGCCTTCACGCCGCCGCGGTACTCGATCAGCGAGCAACCGAAATCCGTATAGCCGCGCATTTGCACGCCCAGGGTCTGGAAGTCCGCCTCGGCCGTCTCGATGGTCGGTCCTTCTTGCCCATTGAGGAACGCCACCTCGATCACGGGCAGATCGTTGGGATCGGCCAGGAGATACCAGGCCGTCTGCGAGTTGCCGGGATACTGCGTGTTGGCGAGATAGCGGCTGACCTCGACGCGGAATTTGCCCTGGTGCGGGTTGGTGATCGGGTACTTGACGTTGGACGTGTTGTCGCGCAGCTCCAGGGACTTGAACAGCTGCGAGCCAAGGGCGCTCAAGCTGGGCGGAACCAAGAGGATGGCCGGCATGACGCCGGTCGGTTTGCCGTCGGCGTCCACTTGCTCCATGAAAGCCACTTCCGCCTTGGTCAGTCCGTCGATCCCCAGCGCCGTCGTGGCGCCCGTGAGGTAATTGCCGCGGGCGGCCGTGAAGAAGGTGCTGTTGTTGAGGAACGTGGTCCAGAAGACATCGTTGATCTTCAGACCCGAGCCCCGGCCGAGCTTGCGCGGCACGGTGGTGATCGCGCCGAGGTCGTCGTTGATGATGTCGCGGCGGTCGATGGACAGCACCAAGCCGTAGGTGTCGGCCCGGTTCTCGTACTTCTCTTCGCCAAGGGTGCCGTGTTTCAGCTCGCCGCCGGGCGCGACCAGCTCGTACTGATCCTTGCCAATGAGGCGATAGCTGGTCACGGTCTTGAAGTCGCTGACATTGCGGACCGCGGTGATATTCCGCCAGGTGCGCTCGACCGAGAAGAACCCCTCGAGCAGGAATTTGTTGGCGACGTTGGAGAGGATGCCGCCAATGTCGATGGTGGAGAAGCCAGCTTCGAGCGTCGGGTTGAAGGCGAAGCGGAGCACGGTGCGGCTGTCGCGGAAGTTGCGGCCGGTGTAGCCGTTGGCCCAGGCCGCTTCGAGCAACAGCTCTTGCAGGCCGATGCCGCCGCGGAATCGCTTGGTGGCCGTATCCAGCGTCTGCTCGTCGAACAGGGTCTCGACGTTGGCCGCGCGGCCGGTGAGCAGGCAGGCCGCTTCGAGGACCCGGGCGTTGATCGTCTGGTCGGGAACATGGATGGCCGGCGTTCGCGGCCGGGTGGCCCGCAGCAGTTCGAGCTCCGTGCGCGTCGCGTCCCAGCCGTCACGGATGGCCTGGGCCTCGATCTGGGGAAAGCGGCCGTTGCAAACGCGGCGGATCGTCGCAATGCGGTTGATCTCGGCCAACGCCTGGGCGCGGATGGCCTCTACAGGCTGGAGGCTGGTGGCGGGAGACTGGAGGTCCACGGCGGGTGACACCTCGGCGTCGATGGTCGGCGTTTCTCTTCCTTCGGTCTCCAGCCTCTGGTCTCCAGCCTGCTCGGCAGCGACGATGGCGCTGGTTTGGCCGTCGGCCCCGAGATCGACGAAGCTGATCTCGCCCAAGGTCGCCTTGCGAACGACGTTGAGCGGGCCGGTAAGTGCCCGGCCGTTGACCAGCACCTGCTGG